TGCTTGTTGAAAAATACTTTGGTCCAAGAATTGCAGAAGCCTTACCTACTAATGCATCTAACGAAGAAATTTTAATTTTTACTAAAAGAGTTTTAGAAAATGTTCAAGATGCTGCAGGATTAAAACCTGACAATCCAAGGTTTGATAAAATGACTGCAAGGTTTGTAGATGAGATGGCAGATGGTGGACGTGTAGGTTTAAGATTTGGAAAAGCAGCAGGCAAAGCTTTTGGTCTTGCAAAAAAACTTGCAAACATAAATAAATCTGTCGATGAAGGTACAGAAATGGGTTACGGGGCACTTCGTAAATATGGTTTAGAGGCAGAAGATATTACAAGATTATTTAAAGAAATTGCAATGGACAGAACTTTAGTTGGTCCTGAGAAAACTGAATACTTTAAAATGCTAAATCAGGTCTTAAAAAATCCAGATGAATTTCCTGATGGAATAATAGAAATTAAAAAAAGATTAGGTATGGATTTTGCCAGAGGCGGACTAGCTAAGATCCTGGAGGTTTAATGGCGTCGAATATTTTTAAAGGTCTATCTGGCATCATGCGAGGAAAGATTGAAAAAGAACTTGTAAAGAAATACAAAGACGAAGGTATGGATTTTATTGATGCAATTACTAAAGGCAATCAAGATGCAGATAAAATTGTTACAAGTAGAAAACTAGACTTTCTTAAAACTAAATTTGACGACACAAATGTATATAGCGATGACTATGTAAAATTAATTGATGAAGAAATAAGATTAAACGATCCAGAAATGTTTAAAGACATTCGACAATTTGAATTTAATGGTCGTCCTGAACTTGCAGATAAACTAAGGGCTTTATATCACCCTGAATGGGCTGAAGCAAAATTTGGAGAAAACTATCTGACTGTTTTAGAAAATAGACAAGCTCAAGGAATAAATAGAATGATAGAAAAAATAGATCCAAACATAAAAGAAAGAACCATAGTAGACGATATTGACGATATGAACAAAGCAAACATAGACGATCTTTTTGGTAAAAGAAGAAAAAATGCCGATGGTGGTCTAGCTAAGATCCTGGAGGTCTAATGGTATTTAGAGCAACAAAATACGACCCTACTTATGTAGGACCTCAAACAAACATTAAAAAATTACTAAATGGTCTACTAGAGTATAAAAATAGTAAAGGTGAATTTACAGTTCAAAAACCTGGAGAGTCAGTAAAAAATTTTGTAAAAAGAATTAAGAAACTAGGATCGCAAAGTTTAAGCGCTGGTAGAGGATCCCAAACTGAACAAATGGGAATTGCAAGACAGAAAGCTATAGATTGGACTAATGAATGGTTATCTAAAAATTTAAGTAAATATAAACCTAGAGAAGTTGATAAGTTTATAAAAGATTTTAAAAAAGATTGGAAACAAGAATCTAAAAAACTAGATTATAAAAAAATAGGATCTTATAATGCAATGGGCCCTGCAGGTTTTCCATCAATAAGCACTAAAAACAATCTTTTTAAACTAGGAAGTATTTCAGTTGCGGAGCAAAAACCTGAAATATCATATAGAAAAATATTTTTTGAAAATAAATTAAACACAGATCCAGATTTTAAAAAAGCTTTAGATGATTATTTTGAATTTTTTGCAGAAGATAAAAAAGGTCAAGGTAATCAATTTTTAAAAGTAAAACCTCCTAAAGGTGCAAAAGATGCAATGTTTTGGTTGTCTCCTGATTCTGGTATTTATGGAGTTGCAAGAGCAGATATGTTTGCAAAAATTCCTGGATATGCTTTATTGTTTAGAAAATATCAAGACAAGTTTGCTAGATCAAATGCTGAGAATGTAAAAAGTTTATTTCTTTTAGAAGATAAATTAAACCTTCCTAGAAGAACATTAACAAATGAAATGCGTCGTGAACATAGAGCATTAAAAAAAATTTTTGATGTTAAACAACTTCCTGAAGAATTAAAACTTGGATACAGTATAGAGCATACTCAAGGTCTTGCTGCTGCTGTTAAATCAGACAATAAAAATATACTTAAGGCTGCTAGAAAAGATTTAGCAGGAATGAGTCTTGCTAAAAACCTGGGTTTAGGATGGGGGGTTAGTGGGGATTCTTTTGAAAGAACTAGATCAGCTTATATAAAGAATATTCAAGAAAATCTTTTAAAAAATAAAGATGTAACAAAAGATATAAATAATTTAAACAAAATGGTTTATTCGGGGTACAAAGATATATCTAGCAATAAAACACCTTACTCTATTGTAAATAATAAATTACAAACAAGCCCAATTTCTTCTGCAACAACTCGAGCAGATAGATTTGGTCAATATTTTAATGAACTATCACAAAATCCAAAAGCAGCACCAAATCTTTTAAAACAAGTAGTAGAAAAACCAGAACTAGAAAAATTTATTAAAGAAGGTCAAGGAGATACCTATAGTAATCTTAGAAAAACATTAATTGCAGCTGCTAAAAAAAACGAAGGAAATGTTTGTCAACTTTTTAGAAAAGAAGGTGGTAGAATAGGTTTTGCTTCAGGAGGTGGACCAGGTTGTGTAGAACAAATGTCGTTTGCTTTTGATGATGATCCTGTAAAACTTTCACAAGATATAAATAAACTTCCTGATGAAAGAGGGCCAATCAATAAAGTTAAAAACGCAGCAACAGGTTTTTTAAACTTTGCAAAACGTGGCGGTAAATTTGGCGCCTTGGCCGCGGTCGGTGCTGCCGGAGCTGGTGCTGTTAAAACATTTATGAATGATGACCCGACAACTTATTTATCAAACGAGGATCAACAAAAAAATATGTTGATTGATATGATAACAGATCCCATTGTAGATGAACCAAAAACAGATTCTGCAATAATAGATGCGCAACTACCTGTTGTTGGAGCCGGTGCTGTAGCAGGTACAGCAGTAACTGCACCTTCGTCATTAAAAGCTTTTAGAGACAAAGCTTTAGGTGCAAAAAAATCTGGTATAACTATGACTGGTTTAAAAGGTTTAGGAAGAGGTTTGGGAGCTCTTGGAACTCCAGCAGGTTTACTTGCAACTGAACCATTGTTTATTGGTGGACAAATAGCAGAAGGAGATTCATTAGGAGAAATTGCAACTGACCCACTTAATTATTTGGGAGCTGCTTTTGCTCCTTATACAGATAAATTAGTAAGCACAGGATTAAGTCCTGGAATAGCCAAAGCTATGAGACTTGGAATTAGTCCTGCAGCTTTAAAAATGGGAAGTAGATTTTTTGGTCTACCTGGATTAGCCTTATCACTAGGTATCAGTGGTTATGAAATGTATGACGATTACAAAAAGAAAAGAGGTATGTTCAGTGAAGAATAAAACACTTGTTGCAAATATGCAACACGTCAAGTGGAAAGAAATTCCACCACTTAAAGGACCAGACTCACAGGGGTTGAATGTTCCTACAAAACAGGTTACAACAATAAAGAACTCGGAGAATATAAATGGCAGATATAGACAAAGCCCTACCAAACGTAGAGACTGAATTAAAAGTACCTAGCGAAGAAGAAATTGCAGTTGAAGAATCAAAAACAACTGAAGAACAAGTTGGTCCTGATGATGTACAAATAACTCAAGAAGAAGATGGTAGCGCTACAATTAATTTTGATCCAGAAGCAGTTAATCAGCCTGGTGGTGAAAGTCATTTTGATAACTTAGCAGAATTATTACCAGAAGATATTTTAGGTAAACTTGGATCTGATCTTGCAGCAAATTACGAACAATACAAGTCTTCTCGAAAAGATTGGGAAGATAGTTACACAAAAGGTTTAGATCTTTTAGGATTTAAATATGAAAATCCAACTCAACCCTTTCAAGGAGCATCAGGTGCAACTCACCCTGTATTAGCTGAAGCTGTAACACAATTTCAAGCACAAGCTTATAAAGAATTATTACCGGCTAATGGTCCAGTTCATACAAGAATAGTTGGACTAGCGGACAGAGCCAGAGAAGAACAATCAAACAGAGTTAAAGAATTCATGAACTATCAGCTCATGGATGTGATGAAGGAGTACGAACCCGAGTTCGACCAAATGCTTTTTTATCTCCCTCTTGCCGGCTCTGCGTTCAAGAAAGTTTATTACGATGAACTGCTTGGCAGAGCCGTCTCAAAATTTGTACCGGCTGATGATTTAGTAGTGCCCTACACTGCAACATCTTTAGAAGATGCAGAGTCTGTTATTCATGTAATTAAAATGTCTGAAAACGAATTAAGAAAAAAACAAGTTTCAGGTTTTTATCAAGATGTAGAATTAACACCAGGCTACAATC